GCCACCTGGTTGCGCACGAGCGTCACCCAGTCTTGCGTCTGAATGGACATATGGATCATTTGCTCACATTGAATTGAAGGGACACCGGCTCGCGCGTGATCGCGCTGCTGTACAAGATGCGNACGCTCACGCCGCCGGTGATGGCCGCCACGTCCACCTGCGGCTCGGGGCTTTGCGCAACGCCCGCCTCCTGCAGGATCTGCGAGCGAATCAGCCCGCGCAGTGCCGGCACATCAAGCGTCTCGCCGATCTTCTGCGGCAGGCCTGCGCCGTAGTCGGTGTGGAAGATGTAATCGCCCGGGTTGGTGACGAGGCGCCGCACGATGCGCTGTTGCGTGCGCAGGTCCGCGCTGGCAAGACCGAGATCGCCGGTGGGCGACACCGTGATGTCGCCGCCCACCCAGTGGTTCACGTCGTTCAGCAGTTGCTGCGTCATGCCACGCTCCCTGTGTTGCTGGACCCAGACTGCACGCCGGTGTGGCGGTGCGTGTCGTCGATGCGGTGACCGTTGGCCGACACCTGCCCGCTGAACTGCGTGTTGCCACTGATGCTCATCGAGTTGCCCGTGCCGTTGTTGCCCGACACCGCCATCCCCGCTTGACCGGTGATGGTTTGCGTGACCACCAGCGTGCCGTCGATCTGCACCGGCCCCGTGTGATTCCACTGCGTGGCCTGGCTGGTGAGCGTGCCCGCGCTGATGAGTGTGACCGTGCCGTCGTTGTGGAACTGCAGCTTGGAGCCCGAGGCATGCGTCAGGAAGAACTCGCCCGACTGCGCGCCAGTGGGCCGCGCCTGATCACTGAACAGGCGCGCGCAGATGACGCCGTTCTCGATGTCGCCGCCGAGGAATTGCACCTTCACTTGATCGCCCGGGCTGACCGGCGCATCGATGCCCCAGCCATTGCCGACCCAGGCAGTGGCAACAGGCATCCAGCCGGTCAGCGAGCGCTCCGGGTCGGCGGTGTCTTCAGGTTGNAGGCGTACNCGCGCNGAGGCCGTGCCAGGGTCGTAGCTGGTGACGATGCCCATGCGGTTCTCCGCGCGANTGGACTGCGCCATCATCGCGGCGAGCACCATCTGGTTGCGAAGCTGTTGAATCATTGGCTCGTGTCCTTGTTGATGTTCTTGGCCGACACCTCCATCNCGTAGCCCTCGCTCAGGCTCATGCTGCGTGTGATGCTGTCGATCAGGTAGCCCTGGTCGAAGTTCGTGCCGGTGCCGGTCAGGCTGACGATGTCGGTGGGTGTGAGGAGGTGGTCGGCAGGCAAGCGCGCACGCAGCTTCATTTCGTGCTGCGCGACCTCGTCGAACTTCTGTTTGGCCAAGCGCTTGACGCCGGCTTGGTCGAGTCCGTTACGCTCGACGGTGTGTGTCGGCTTTTGGCCTTTGCCACCCTCAGGCGCATTGCTGTAGCGGGCCGTGAACTTCTTGCCTTGCTTTGCGTTCCAGGAACGCGCCTCCACTGTCACCCCCTTGGCAACTGTCAGATCGCGCGACAACTGCAGGCTCGACACGTTGGCCGCCGGATTGCCGTTCTGGTCGCGCGCCCATCGCAACTCGTAGGGCAACGCAGGCCCTTGCAAGCGAGGCGCGAAGTAGAGCGTCTTGCCACTCACGTAGCAGAGGAAGTCCTCTTCGCGCGCCAACGCGGCAAGCAGGTCCCACTCGGTGCGTTGCGCCGTCAGGCTGACGTTGTCGTGCGCGTAGGACTTGCCGATCAGCCGCTTCGTCTCAGGGCCGATGACTTGCAAGCCGTGTGCCGCGGCCAGCTTTTTCGCAACCTTCGACGCCGTCATATTCTGAAACTGCAGCGTGACCTGCGCGTCGATNAACANCGCCGTCAGATCCCGGCCGCTCAGCGTCAGTTGTGCGGACACCGGGTCCAACTCGACACNATCCACGCGACCATAGATCAGGCTTTGCAGCGCGGTCTCGTCGTACTGCAGCGNATTCGGCGGAAAGCCTGCAAAGATCTCGACCTCTAGCGCNAGCTGGCTGGAAAACCAGTTCGCATCGCGATCGGGCGGCAAAGCGCTCGCCGCCAGCGTGATCTGGAACGTATCCGCCTGCTCATACGAGTTGCTCAGGACCGACCAGCTCACACACGCGGGCACGCGTTCGCCGCCCACCTTCACGATCGTGCGGGGCTGCCGCACATCGGGTATCACGGGTAGCTTGTTCAGGCTCATAAGAAAAAAGCCCCGCATGGCGGGGCTGTCCGGTTGATGAGAACGGTGCGCTATGCGCTATGGATTCGGCAAACCACCGGCCGTGTCTTTGTGGGGCGGCACGATCAGGGTTTTGACGCCTTGCACCAGCGGGTCCCACAACAGCTCGGGGTTGGCCTTGGCGAGGCTCGTCCACGCCATCGCGTCGTCGTACTCCTTGGCGGCAAGCTTCATCAGGTCACCACCGGCTGTCACCACATGCTTGGCGCTCTTGTAGACCGACGCGATATTCGTCTGCACGCGGCCCGCCACGCGATCGAGCTGAACCAGCACGGGCAAGCTCAGCGCCGAGTTGATCTGGCCGTTGAGCTTCGCCACCTGCAGCGCCACCGGATTGTTTGGCAGGATGCCGCCCAGCGTGGCCACCTTCATCAACTCGCTGTTGGCGGATGCAACCAATGTCTGCGCACGGTCCCGCACGGCCGTCACCTTCTGCAGCACGTTGCTGAGCGTGGACTGCGCAGCGTTGGCAAAGCTGGACACGGTGTCGATGGCCNAGTTGGCCGAGTCGATCAAGCTGGATAGCTTGCTGTCTCCGATGGTGCTGGCCATNTCGNTCATGGCNGCGGCGTCGCTCTTGACCAGGCCATCGATACCGGTGCCTTCATCTGGCATCGTGTACTTGGACATATCGCTCGACACCTCGCACGAGATCTTGTACGGNATCTTGTAAGCGCGCTGGAAATCCGCGCGAAATTCGCGGATGACGACGATGTAGCAGATCTCGGACCACCGGAGTTCGAGTTTCGATCCGCGAGCGCGCAGGTCGTCCAGCTCGCGCGCACGCGCCACGGCGCTCTCGCCGAGCAACCAGCCGGACCATTCAACTGGGCCACAAAACGCGCCCATCGAATCGATCACGCGCGTGCCGCCCACCAGGTCATGCAGGGCGAGTTTCTGCGTTCCACCAAATGGGATGGTTTCGGGCACCTCCAGATCCTTGAACTGGAAGCTCCCGAGTTTGAGTGCAAAGTCGGGCATGGTTGATTAGATCGAAGATGGCATGGGATGCATACCGGTGTTGAAGTTGCTGGAACCCGTGAGTGGGCGCCCCAATTGGTTGTCGGCATGCTTCCACACCACCTGCCCGACAGCGCGGCCATCCATGGTCACATCGCCTTTGAGAACAACCGGCTTTGAATCAGCGGGCTTAACGGCGTTACTGACAGGACCACGGTTATGCCCCTCATTCGAATACGAGGCAGCGTGGTCTCGCGCAACGGAATCCGTATATGCATCCTTGAGCGCCTTGTCGATCTGGCCAACAACACCTCCAAGATTGAATCGTTGCGCGAAGGCGCGAAGCTCCTCCGCTACGTTTTGTATGAACGTCCGGATAAAGGTGATCGGTATTGCCGCGATTCGGCTCATTGCATCCCACGCCTCCTGGACTCCACTTTTGATCTTCTCGAAAATCGGCGCCACACCTTCCCAGAGCATCGCAACGACGGCTTTGATCCTGTCAAGAATCGGCTGCACACGTGCCACGATTGCCGCTGCGGCGGCCTTGCCCCGCTCAAAGATCGATAGCAACTGTGCCCAAACCCACTGGGCTCCCTGCTTCAACAGCTCGAAGGCCCCAAGCAATCTTGGCTTGATCTCGTTCCAGTTTTTGTAGATCAAGATCGCCCACCCAGCGACAGCAGCGAGCACCAACGTGAGTGGCAACGCGACTGCGCTGATCGCGCCCATTGCCGCGGTCATTGCTGCGCCGAGACCCGCGCCGATCGTCGCCATTACCATGCCGATCACCGACATGGTCGCTGGGAAAATCACGCCCAATGCGCTGATTGCCGCGCCAAACTGCAAGACAACGCCGGCCCCTACGGCCGCGCCTGCCACCACAGCAGCCAATCCGAGAAAAACCTTCGTCAATGTGGGATGCTCTTTCGCGAACTCCGTCACGCTCTGGAGCAACGCGTTGAGCTTCTCCAAACCGGCAATCGCCACTGGCAAAATGTGTTCGCCCAGCGTCAGCTGCAGATTGGCAAGCTTGGCCTGATACTCCAGTTCCAAAGCCTGCATGCTTGGTTTTCCCGCACCAGACGTACTCGAAAGCGCCCCCAAATTTTTCGATGACCCGATCGACTTGATGTAGTCGTCCGAGGTCGCTTTTCCTTCCGTAGCGACGTAGGTCTGACGCATCGCGTCCAACACGCCCGTCACCTTCTGCGGGGCGATCAATCCGGTGTTCGGGTTCGTGATGGCACTACGCAGTTGTGTGGTCTTGAGAGCTGACAGAGCGCTCTCTTCAAACTTGCTACCTGCTTCAGCCCCCATGACCGACATCACACCGGACTTCGCTTGCGCGAGTTGCGGCGTCACTTGCTTTGCTTGGTCAAAGTTATCAAGCACCGCTGTGGTTTCACGCAAAAGCTTCAAATTATCGAGGGACGATTGCCCCATGACATTCAGGCTCTTGGCGAACTTGTCTGCTTGGGACGCCATCGCGTCGCCCGGCATGACTTGGCTGAAACGCTGAAGCTCAGTCTGATACTGCTTGGCTGCATCCAATGGGCCTTCAAACATCTTGAAGCCCTTGGCACCGGCACCGGACAGCACACCTCCGGCATCAATCATCTTGCCGATCTTGTCGAGCCGCGCTTTCAGCGCATCTGCATCAAGGTTAAGTCGGTTGAAATGCCCCGCCAGGGTCGCCAACCCGCGCGAAACGTTATCCACCAACGCAATCTGTATCCCAATCTTGTAAGCATCGAGGCTCATAGGAATCCTTGTTCGTCTCTCCTTCGTCCGCTTGGGCCACCGATCTCACGTGTGCGCGCTTGCGGTGGNGTTGATCGGGCGGCCCTCCAGCACCGCCGTCNCCGCGTCGCCCACGCTCTTTTGCACCACGTCGGCCTGCTCATTCGCCACCGCACCCAGAAACGGATGCGGTGGCGTCTGCGCAGTGCCAAGCTCCTGAACGACAGCCTGGGCGGCGTTGGAGCCGATGGCCGCTTCCAACCCCTTGACCGTGTGGCCAATGGAATCACGCAGCGCATTCACGCGCGCCGCCTCGGTGATACCAGCGGCCGCTGCGCTCTCCACCGCCTTGGCGCGGGCCGCCTGCTCCATTGCCGCAGCGGCTGCGNCCAGCCCCTGCGACAACGCAGCAGGCACCCGCGCCTCCAGCTCGGTCAGGCGACGNGCCATCTCTGCTAGCGAGAGGTTCATTCGCGCTCCTTGAAAGACATCGTCTTCAGGTCGAACTCCGCGCCGTGGAATTCGCTGCATTTGATGGCCATCGCC